GTAAAAATCTATTTATAGAAAAGTATGGAACTGAACAATCAATCTTACATCAAGTTAATAAACAACTAGAACTTATGGAAGATGCTTATAACCTTTTTAAATAATGAATGTTTTAAGTTTATTTGATGGAATGAGCTGTGGTCAAATTGCTTTAAATAGACTTGGTATTAAATATAATAATTATTTTGCATCTGAAATTAAAAGTGCTGCAATAAAAGTTACACAAGATAATTACCCAAAAACAATACAATTAGGAGATATTAGAAAAATTACTAAAGATAAACTACCTAAAATAGATTTAATACTTGCTGGTTCTCCATGTCAAGATTTAAGTCAAGGTTCAAAAGAAAGAAAAGGTTTAGATGGAGATAAATCTAGTTTGTTTTTTGAATTTTTAAGACTTTTAAAAGAACTTAAACCTAAATATTATTTATTAGAAAATGTAATAATGGAAAAAGACCAATATCAAAAAATAAGTGAATTAGTTGGAACTTATCCTGTTAGAATAAATAGTTCATTAGTTTCAGCTCAACAAAGAGATAGATTATATTGGTGTAATTTTGGAGAAGAATATTTTGATTTATTGGGTTTTAGACATAGTAAAATACCCCAACCAATAGATAAAAAAATACTATACAAAGATATTATTGAAAGTGGTTATGTAATACAAAATAAATCAACTTGTTTATTAGAGGGTTATTCTAGACCACATAAAAGCAATAGGAGAAGATTTAGAAGATGGAAAAAATTTGGTTTTGTAAATATTGTTTTTACAAAAAAAAACTTATCTCCATATTTTAACAGAGTATTATCTAAAATTGAAATGGAGAGATTACAAACAGTACCAGAAAATTATACAAAAGTTTTATCATGGCAAGAAGCAGCTAGTACTCTTGGAGATGGTTGGACTATTGATGTGATTTGTCATATCTTAAAACAAGCTAATATAGGAGAGAAGAATGGCTGAAATGAGAGAAGAACACTTTGAGGTAGTATCTAGTAACAAAGCAAGAGAATATGAAAAAACTAAAAAAACACTTAACATAATTAGAACACTATTAAATAGATACTCTAAAAGACAATTAATTGAAATGATTGAGAAAGAGAGTAATGGCTAAACGATCTGGTTATTTTTTAGTTTATAGGGATATTTGGCGAAACCCTGTATTTAAAAATCTATTACAATGTAGCTGCTGGATATATTTTATATCATCTGCATCACACCAAGATAAAACATTAAGATTTTTAGGTAATGAAATATTTGTTCGTAGAGGAGAGATGATTATGCCTTTACGAGTTACAGCTAAAAGATTCGGAATGACTTATACTGAAATGAGGTCTTTCATACTACGTCTTGTGCGTAGGAAGATGATTACCACTAGGACTAACCAGCTACAGCCCACTGGAAACCACCCTAGCCGAAAAGTAACTCTAATAAGCCTTATAAATTACGACAAATATCAGTATGTGGATAATGACCAACCACCTACTAACCACCTACCTCAACAAGTACTAATACACAATACTAATACACATATACTAAATACTAGGTCTACCAAAGATAAGGGTGTTAATAGTGGGTATAAGTCAGTTGGAGAATGGGGTCAGTACACAATACTAGAAAAAGATGGAAAAAAATATAAAAAGCATAAATGGAAAGACGAGCCTATAAAGGATTATGAATGATAGGTTTGCTGCGTATTTTTAAGTATGTTAGAAAAAGATTGATTATTTTGTCTATTGAAAATAAAAGGTTAAAAGTGCAACTAGAATTTTATAAAGCAATAGTAGAATCAGATAATCAAAAGAAACACTAATGGTAAAAAAGAAGTCTAAATTTCGCCACATTTCAATATCCAATAAAAAATATTACTTCTATGAGATAAAATGGATAGATGTAATAGGAGATAGTGGTCATGCTTCAGAAAAAGAGTTTATGGCTATGAAACCAGCTTATATGACGACTAATGCCTATCTATTTAAGAAAGATAGAAAGTATGTTTGGACATTTGCTAGTTATGATGAAGAAACATTTAGCGACAGGAATCTTATACCTATGGGATTGATATTATCTATGAAAAAGGTAGAAATATAGGAATATGAAAAGCGACAAAATTAAGACAAAAGACACAATTAAGACTCAATCTATTGGACGACCCAAGAAAGAACTAGATAAAGATGTTATAGCAAAATTAAGTCAGATAGGTTGCACACAAGAAGAAATAGGCTCATGTGTTGGAATATCTGCTAGAACACTACAAAGACGATATGCCGATTTAGTAAAAGAAAATAAAAACATTGGTAAAGCTAGTTTAAGAAAGAAACTTTGGGAGAAAGCACTTAAAGGTAACGATAAACTTCTTATTTGGTTATCTAAAAACGAACTTAACATGGTGGACAAAGTACATACTACATCTACTGTTGAACCACTACCATTAATCATAGATGCAAAAGCTGAAGAAATAGATGGCGAAGAAAAAAGGTAATGTATTTGGACAAGTTGTTGTCTATGAAAAGAAACACAAAAGAACTTCAATAGGTGGTGGTAGAGTTAAGATGTCATCTATGAATAAACACAAAAAACGAACATATAAAAAATATAACCAACAAGGGAGATGACTTTTAGATATAAAAATAAATCAGGTAAATCTACACCTAATGATGATGTAATGACAAAACAATCATCAGCTAAATTTATAATTGATTATTTTAAACCTAATGGTTTTATATTAGAACCATGTAGAGGAACTGGAGTTTTTTATAATCTTTTTAATGATAAAAAAGATTGGTGTGAAATAAAAGAAAATAAAGATTTTTTTGATTATGATAAAAAAGTTGATTGGATAATTACAAATCCACCATTTAGTATATTTGATGAATTTCTTTTAAAGTCATTTAAAATAGCAGATAATATTGTTTTCTTTTGTCCATTAATAAAAACATTTAAAGGAAAAAAACTAGATCAAAAAATTCAAGAATATGGAGATATTAAAGAAATATTACATATGGGTACAGGTGGACAACATGGATTCCCTTTTGGGTTTTCAGTTGGTTGTATTTATTATAAAAAAAATTATAAAGGAAACATCAAATACACAAGGAGATACTAAATGAAAGAACCAATCGGAGAGAATACATTTTTAAAATTAAGAGAACAAAGAGATCAAGCTAGATTAGAATTAGATCAGGTAAAGATTCAAAGAGATATAGCATTACGAAAATTAAACAAAGCATTAAACATAGCAAAAGATTTAAGAAAGCTAATAGAAAATGGAAAAGAAACGCAGTAGCTTTTATTCAAATGGAGAGTTTATTCCATATCAAATGCCACAAGATTTTAGACCATCACAAGGTAGAGGTAGTTGTGGAAATTGTGGACTTTATTCTAATAAACATGGTTTCTGTGGAGTCTGGAGAACTAAAGGAGTCAAAGATACTTATGTATGCAACAAATGGCGAGAACGACATTTTAAAAGATAATGTGTAAATATCTAATATTATTACTGTTAAGTTTTGAGGGAGAACTAATTAAAGAAAGATTAGAATTTACTAGACCAATGGACGTGTACGATTGTATGGATTTTGGTAATGACCATAGAGAACAGATAGCAACTTATAATAGCGATAAAAATGCGTGGTTCTTAAATGATGGTCGTGGTACTTTTCAAGGTTTTATTTGTGAGTAATTTATGATATTTAGTTTCTCATGGCTAAATACAAAGGTAGAACTGTTAGATTAAATAAACCATCTCGTGGAGATGTTAAGAAATTCAAAGTATTTGTAAGAGATAATAAGTCAGGTAGAGTTAAGAAAATTAACTTTGGCTCAAAGACAATGAGTATTAAGAAGAATATACCGGCTAGACAGAGAAGTTTCTTTGCTAGATTCAGACCAATACTTGCTAAAGTAAAAGGTCAAAAAAATTTATCTCCAGCATATTGGGCTATCCAATCTTGGAAAAAAGGTTTTAGAATATGATAGATAAATTTTGTTATTTAGTATTTGGAACATTAGACAAGTGGTGTGCTTGGGTAGATGATATGTTCACAGTAAAACCAAAGAAGAAAAAGAAAAAACAAACTGCACCAGAAGATTTATTTAATGGAGAATAGATGAAAGTATCAGAGAACACATCAGTTGCTATGCCTATTAAAAATATGGTTGGTATTGTTATCGCTGTTGCTATGGGAGTTTTTGCATATACAGAAGTTACAGCTAGATTAACTTCATTAGAAACATCTAGAGAATTATTCCAAGCTGATTTACTTAAAAAGTCAGAGCAGAAACCAACTGACCAAGAACAATTTATGTTATTAGAATCAGTTTTTGCAGACGTAGAAAAATTAATTGAAACACAAGAACAAAATATGACTAACAAAGTTAATATTGAGTTTCTTAAAGAGCAAGTAAAAAAATTACAAGAAGATGTAGAAAAGTTAATTAGAAATGGGAGTGGACATTGATTGCAGAAATTGTAGCTTTATTAATGATAGTAGATCATGAGATCAAAGAACATAGAATACAACCATCTATGTCAGAATGTTTAAAAGGAAAAAGAATTGCTATGAGAAAAGTATCTGACAATGTGGAATATAAATGTATTAAATCTAAAGCAGAATTAGAAGATAATATTGATGGCTCTAAATCAATTAAAAAATTAATTTTAGAATAATATGATTGACGAAGATAGGACATACGAAAACGAAGTGAGATTTCACAATGATAGATTGGGTATTAAAAATAATAGAGAAAATTACAAGGGCAATATTCCATTGGTCTTGGAGAGTGCAGACTCAAAGAAGATGGAAAAGAAAGAAGAATTGAATGGAATACATACTCCTTTATCAACTATGTTCTCTAGTTAATAATTTTTGCTATCCACCACTTACAGATAGAGAATTGACTACTTATTCTCAATGTGTATCAAGAGGTGCAGAGAAAACAATACAATTAGTGCAAAAAGCACCTAAAGAATTTGACGAACAAAAATATATCATTAAATATTGGTGTTTAAGTGAAAATAACATTAACAAAACCCCAACTTAAAGTTTCATCAAGTCAGGCTAGATTTAGAATATTAATTAGTGGTCGTAGATTTGGTAAAACTTATTTAGCTGTAACAGAGATGATGAAATACGCATCTCAACCCAATCGTAAAATCTGGTATGTAGCACCTACTTTTAAAATGGCTAAAGAGATTGTTTGGGGTACTCTCAAAGAAATGCTTAATCTATTTAATTGGATTGAGGATATAAACGAAACTACAATGACTATAACTATTAGAAAAACAAATAGTCAAATATCATTAAAAGGTGCAGATAATTATGACTCATTAAGAGGTACAGGATTAGACTTTTTAATATTAGATGAGTTTGCAGATATAGATAAACGAACATGGTTTGAAGTATTGAGAGCATCAATATCAGATAGATTAGGTCATGTGCTAATGTGTGGAACTCCAAAAGGTTATGGTAATTGGAGTTATGAAATGTATTTAAAAGGTAAGCAAGATGATGATTGGGAGTCTTTTCAATATACGACTATTGAGGGTGGTATAGTTACACCAGAAGAAATAGAACAAGCTAAACAAGATATTGATATAAGAACTTTTAGACAAGAGTTTGAGGGTACATTTGAAAACTATGCTGGTGCTGTTTATTATAATTTCCACCCAGTAGATAATGTTGTTAAACGACAAATAGATTGGACTAAACCTTTACATATAGGAATGGACTTTAACGTAGACCCAATGTCTGCTTGTGTAAGTCAAATAGAAAAAGATAAAGTTTATTTTGTAGATGAAGTTATTATTTATGGCTCTAATACTGATGAAATGGTGCAAGAAATAAGAGATAGGTATGGAACTAAAATGCAAATATTCATATATCCTGACCCAGCAAGTAAACAAAGAAAAACATCTGCTGGTGGTAGAACAGATTTATCAATACTTCAGAATGCTGGATTTAAAGTTAAGGTAAAACATAAACACCCAGCTATACGAGATAGGGTCAATGCAGTTAATAGTAGACTAAAAGATTCTAAAGGAGAAAGACATATTTTTGTTTCACAATCTTGCAAAACATTGATAAAAGGTTTACAAAGACAAATATACAAGGAGAATACAAATATTCCTGATAAGGAAGATGGATTCGATCATATGAACGATGCTCTTGGTTATATGATTGATTATTTAAAACCATTAACTACACAGGCTAATTTTTCTTCTCCAACAAGATGGACAATTAAATAAATTATGGCATATTCAAGAGATCAAGCATTAGAAGTTCACAAAGACTATCAGCAAACTGTTAATAATTGGGAATACTATATTAGATCGTACAATGGTGGATATGACTATATGATTGGTCAATATCTTAACAGATATAATTTAGAACTAGATAACGAATTTAATCAAAGACTTGCAAACACTCCTTGCGATAACCATTGTAAAAATATTATTCAAATCTATTCATCGTTTTTATTTAGAGTAAGACCAAGCAGAGATTTTAGTTCTCTAGCAGATGAACCTAGTTTAGAATCATTTTTAAAAGACGCAGACCTAGAGGGAAACAATTTAAACTCTGTAATTAAACAAGCACAAAACTACGCATCAATTTATGGTCATTGTTTTATGATTTTAGATAAACCTAGAGTCACAACAAACACAAGAGCAGAAGAATTAGAACAAGACATAAGACCATATCTATCAATAGCCACTCCTGAAAATGTTTTAGATTGGAATTTTAAAAGAGAAGTAAATGGTAAGTATTATTTGGACTATCTTAAAATTAGAGAAGAAGTAGATAAAGATGGTGGAACATATATGCGACTTTGGTATCCTGATAGAATTGAAACTATCTATATGCCAGATAGAGAGCCACCAACAATAATAGATACTGCCGATAACCTGATTGGCAAAATACCAGCAGTTATTTTATACAATGCTAAATCTCACAAACGTGGCATTGGTCAATCAGATTTGACAGATATTGCAGACTTACAAAAATCTATCTACAACGAATACTCTGAAATGGAACAATTAATCAGATTAACTAACCACCCATC